GCAGAGATGCCTGAAGTTTATGAGCGTTACGTCATTGAACAACCTGGCTCACGGAGGTTTTTAGTCAAATGAGCAATCTAGTCGATCCAACAAAACTTGATCAATCGATCATTGATTCCATCGTACTTAGAGGAGATTTAAGTGGTCTTAAAGAAGAACAGCTTACCGGCTACTATAACTACCGCTGCCAACAAGTCGGACTCGATCCTTCTGCAAAGCCGTTCGATCTTCTTGTGCTCAGTGGGAAGAAAGTACTGTACGCGAACGCAGGGGCCACACAACAGCTCTGCAATCTGCACGGATTGTCCACTCAGATCACTAACCGTGAACGAGTTGAGGACGTGTATTTGGTATCTGTACGATGCCTTGGAAAGGATGGAAGAGCATCTGAAAACCAGGGAGCAGTCGATATTAAAGGACTCTCCGGTGAACGTCTTGCCAACGCGCTCATGAAGGCTACAACAAAGGCTATTCGTCGAACCGTACTTGCTCATGTCGGACTGGGGATGCTTGATGAAACTGAACTCGACACTATCCCGACTAATCAATATCAGAAGGTCGATATGCCGCCTGTACAGGCTCTACAACCGCTTGCTGAGGTCATTGAGGGTAAGTACAAGGTATTAGTTCCTGAAGGCGATAAGAGCAAGGTTTACAGCTCTCACCAGGATGAAATGCAGTGGCAAGATAACTTCTTTGGGTTGATCGGCAAGATCGCTGACAGCAAGAAGATGACAACCGAGGAGAAGAACGCCAAATTGGCGTCACTCTTTCGGGTCAACCACGAAACCATCAATAACTTTGGCGGGGTTGCAGCCATTGCATTCAAGAAGCGCTGTCACGATCATGCGGTCGAGGGTTTTGTCGCAAAAAAGGTAGTGACTCTGGAGGCGGAGGAAGACGAGGTGTTGCCATCGTTTGCATGAAAGATGGCAGTGCCAAATTGACGCAGACGCAGGCAGTGCTTGAGCGTTTGAAACAAGGAACGCTCACGCAACTGCAGGCTTACGCAGAGATTGGTTCAACAAGACTTGCAGCCAGAGTCGAAGAACTAAGAAAGCAAGGTCACACCATCGTGACACACACAATCAACCGTAATGGCAAATCCTTTGCCGAATATCAACTAGTGAGGAAATAATGGCTTACGAACAGCAACAAGGCAGTGGCGTACTTTTCACCGTGAAAGAGAAGAAGTCTGACAAGGCACCAGACTGGTCAGGAAGTTTCACCTGCGATCAGGCTTACAAGCCTGGTGATGTGATCAAACTGTCAGCATGGACAAAGCGTAGTGCTTATGGCGATCTGATCTCGATCAGGGTGAATAACTTCGTACCAGGTCAGCCTGCAAAGCAAGGCCGTGAGGTGAGCTATCAAGACGATGACAGTGTGCCATTCTGATGTTATGCCCTAAGTGCGCCGAACGTGGTGAGCACAACGATACGATCATCCTAGAGACTCGCAGGTATGGCGGCAAGAAGCCTGCTAACTCTTGGGTGACACGCAGGCGACGCTGTGTCGCTTGCTTGCATCGATTCACCACCACAGAGGTCATTAAAGGCGCTAATGACAAGGTATGGGACGCCGCATTGCGGGAGGATATGGCATGACAAAACTGACAGAATCCCACATGAAGGTGCTTAAGTATCTTTCCAAACGAAAGACTGAAGCCACATTCAAGGAAATTCAACTACAAACCAGGCTTGGCATTCCGACAACCAAGTACGTTATTCGCGCACTGCTTCATGATGGATACATCAAGAAACGATCAGAGAGGATTAATCGCGTAACGGAACGGTTCTATACCTTTGCAAGCTGGGAGCCAGTACCGAAAGAACCTGTTAAGAACCCTATCAAGTTCACCAAGACGCGTATTACGATAGAACCCAAGTTCTTCAACAATCCGTTTAATGTAGGTGCTTCATGAGTGAGATGACCAGGGAAGAGATGCAGGCCAAGATGGAAACGCTTTATGCGCTTACCAGAGAGTTACGAGCCATGCTGGCAAGAACTGATCACAAACTCAAAGTCAGAGAGATGTTCATCCATGCCTTGCTCGACCCTGATGCTTTTGGCTATGCCGTAGAGAATACCGTCAGGGAAGAAGCCTGGAAAATCCTGCAAGGAGAGCGCGATTGAGCAAGCTAGGAAAGACCAGAGGTGCCAGTTATGAGCGCGAGGTCTGTAACGCCCTTACAGAGCGTTTAGGAACCAAGGTAACGCGTGTACTAGGGCAAGCAAGAGATGGTGGCTCAGACATCGATTTAGGCCCGTTTATGATCGAATGCAAGCGTCGTAGGAAGATAGCGCTCTATGAATGGATGGAGCAAGCCAAAGTCTCATCCAAGGGTGAGAAGGTGCCTGTCGTGATTTGCAGGGCTGATGGCAAGGAGAGTCTAGTGATCTTTAGGCTTGACGATGCGATCACGCTCATGCAGAATGAATTGTGACTCCGCTGAATCTGCCAGTAGGTTAAGCGCTTGAGGCAAGCGAGCAGATAGCCTCACCTGTTGTCTCCTCTGAGTTGAGCTCTTCCCGACGAGCTTTTACCCCGTCATCACCGACGGGGTTTTCTTTTGGCAGTCTTTGCGGATTCTCGAAAATTCTTGGCGGTGGGGGAGCCTTTACTACCTGGCTTTCTCATTCTCTCGCCAGAACCTGCTGCAATGCGAGCACGTTTAGCATGAATGTTTGCGTATAAACCTTGTTTCATCTAACACCTCCAGCGTCTTCTAGCGGCTTTACCTCTTGGCCCAGACCATGATCTTGACCTTGCACAGAAACTCTTCTTCCTAGCCTTTTCTCTTGGCGTTGAAGGGTTAGGTGCAGGCGCTTGCAGATTGGAGCCTGTAGCCCTGTTATAAGCCTTCCTACCGGCCTCTGTCATGCCACCACCTTCAGCTACTGACTGAAAGTGTCTACCCTTACCACGCGTTGTCTTTGCAATCGGGTTTGCCATGCTTACCTCATCATCAGTGCTTCAGCTTGTCGACGCCTGGTCAGCCCTGGTATCACTCTGCCTGCAGCCTTGTTCCACTTGGGACATTCCGCTGCTGCACCTTCCCAGTCATTGGCATCGATACGTTTCTTGAAGGTCGAGATTCTGTAGTTGCCTAACCCACAGTTATACGCCCAACTGATGACTGCAGCAATACGTCTAGGGCTTGCAGAAACAAGCCGTGGTGAGAGTTTTACCAGCCCGGAAACGAAGTGCCTGACATGTTCCTGAAGGGCAGTCTCAGCTTGTTCTTTTGTCCAGACAGTATATTGCCTAATATCACGACCAGTAGCACCATAACCGATAGTCCAAGGGTCGCCACCAGTACCGGGGTCAGGATAAGCACAGCAATCGCCGTTAGGAAGACGTTTAGCATAGCCTTCAAAGGGCTTGATGAGTACGTTGATGGCAAGCTCAATCGCTTCATTCACTTGTACTTCTCTATGCTGCGACCAACAAACCAGAAGGTGAGAATCATGGTGAAGAGTCCAAAGTCATCTTCATCCCAACACTTCACGATTACCTCATGCCACGGTGCATTGCTTTGAAACGCAAGAACAAGCGAAGCCGCTTTGACGGCAGCGTACATGCCAAATATCGCCCAGGTGATTCCAGGGCGTACCAAGGCAGAGATTCCAGCCACAAACCAACCTGCTGCTTGAGCCGTTTGACTCTGTTCTTCAAAGGCCGCTTTGATGGTATCAAGTTGCTGAACACTGTAGTCCACATACTTTTCCTCCATCTTAAAAGTGCCACGCATCTTCTCAAGATCGGTCTGCAACTGAAACATGTTCAGCTCATGCTGGCGTTCGTTCTTCTTGTCCAAAAACTTGAGGACTTCGGGGGCAAGGCGGAAGATGCCGCCAAAGATGGAACCGAGCAAACCACCTGAGAGAAGTTCAAACATTACTTCTTCCCCATCTTTTCACGCTCTTCCAGCAAGCGAACCTTGACCTGCAATTCGTTGATGTGTTGCATAAGTTGCTCTTTCTGTATAGCCCGTTTTTCAGCACTGATTGGACTGTCAGTCGGTACGCCTTCCTTCGTAATCAAAGCAGGCATTGCGCCTTCAATCTTAGTAAGGCGTGTAGAGAAGTCAGCAACCTGACCGAGCAACCAGGCAAGCGAAGCAACAATGACAGGTATGACCGCTTTGAGTACGTCTGACCAGTTCACTTGTTCAGAATCTGATCAATGCGTGTATGCGCTTTATCGGCTGTCATGTGTAAATGCTCAACCTTAGCCTTGAGTTCCGCCAGGTCTGAACGAATAGCCACATAAGCACCAAACGCTCCAGCAGCAGCACCAATCAAGGCTTGTATGACTACTGACATCGACACTTCCATGTTATGACTTCCCGTTGCCCGCTGTGAAGTAAGCTTCCGCTGTGCCTGACTCAGTAATTGCAGCAATGTAAAGCGGCTGAGTCGGACTGCATTGACCCGGTATGGTGTACGTTCTGATGTCATCTTGAATAGCAATCAGAGCATATTGCGCAGTTGCAGATGGAGCCGTCACCGTTAATGCGGGATTGGTGGTTGACACGCGGAAGTACACGGGCTTGCCAGAGCTTGCATTCTCATGACTTGTAACAAGCAATTGGTTGCAAATCGTGTCTGGCGTTAACGTTACAACTTGAGAGGTTGTCGTAGCAAGAATCTGAACCGTCTTGCCACCAGGCTCAAAAGGATTAACGGTTGCCATTCTTGCTCCCCCATTGCTGCGCAGCCGTCATGGTGCCATAGCATGGAGCACCATTGGTGAACTTAGGCTGGAAGTTAGGGTTTACTTGTTTGGTCGCGCCTTGGCTAGGCTTTAGCACCACCTGTTTGCTCACTACTTTCGTCATCGTCATCATGCTTTGTTTCCTTCATCAAGGATGGTAAAAACACTGTGATGGCAAAGATAAGCAATGCGGCGATCCGCTCATAACTCGGCCCCCACATTGTCCAGCAAGCTAAGGCAAAAGTCATCGACAACGCCAAGATTGTCAACACCCTCGCCACCACTAACTTCAAACTAATGCGTACTACCTTCAACAGAAGATTAGAATCCATGTTCAGCCTCATGGGGTTAATTAAGGTTATCTAGTCTACCTTAACTATCTTCATCTTCGTCTTCATCCATGAAGCCTCTACCCCAGTCAGCATCACTCGCTTTCAGGCGTATGGCTTCTAACTTCAATGCTCGATCAATAATCTTCGACTTATCGGTAAGGCTTGCTTCTGGGTCTGCCATGACTTCAGCCAAGAGTTTGCTTATCGCAGCCTCTAAGTCAGGGTTTATGCCCGACTGCTTACGCTTCACCGCATCATTCGGCGCTTGGGCTGGCGCTCAGGCATCTTGTTCATAGGCTGACGACCTAACGCACGTTGCGCTGCAAGCGAGCCTGCAACTTCATTGCGGCCAGCCTCGGCAGCTTGCGCTTCCTGGCGCTTCATTTCTTTATTGCCTTCTTCTTTCATCATCGTGTCGTAGTTCATCGCATACCTCTCTTGGTTTTACGCGCTGTGGAATAGGCTATGGCCGCAGCCTGCTTGACTGCAGCTCTCTTACTGGCAGGTCGGCTTGTGCCAATCTTGCCACTTTCTTTGAACTTCCGCACCATCTCTCCGATGTTGCCGGAAATAGTCTTTTGACTGCTACCTTTCTTAAGGGGCATTTCCACCTCCAAGCAATGAACCAATAGGTTGCGCTGCAATGCCGCCAGCACTGCCAGCAGCGACAGCCCTGAATATGCGAGTAGCCGCCTCAACACGGCGATTAGGATCAACCACACGATTGATAACTTGCACCTGCCTGCGCAATTGATCAATCTCTCTTGGGCCTACAAGCGCAGAACCCTCGAGCGCCGGTATGACATTGCGCTCAAACACATCATTGAGTTTTTCTGGGGCGACGCGAGACAATGCCAATTCAAGAGCACTTAAAAAGTCTTGCTTAGTACGTCTATCAGTACCTAAGTAAGAAGCAAGCCTGCGAGTTTCTTCAATAGATTTAGAACCTGTCAGCATAGACTCAATAGCTTGCGCAGGATTTTTATTCCCTAATACGCTTTGCACTGCTTCTTCTGGGGTAGCTACTGTTTCGGGTATTGCAGCTTTGGCACGTTTCTCGGCCTCAGACATGATTGATTTACGTTGACTTTCAATCTTGCTTGCACTTGCGACTCGTTGAGCTTCAAGCGCATCTGCAAGTTTTTGCGCTTCAGTTTGACCGGCTTGCAACCTAGCCTTAGCTAGTTTTTGCGCAGCAGATAAAGCCAAACCTGCTTCTTTTTCCGCCTCAGGAACTTGTTTTCCAGCTAGTTCTTGCGTTTCTTTTCTAACATCTTTTATTTCTTTTGCGGTAGTTTTACGCAAACTACCTATTTGCGTACCTAATGCCGATGCCAACCTCTCCCTTCGACTTGCGACAGACTCCGCTGTGCCAAGAGTGCTAGCAAAAGTATTGATGTCTTGACGAAGTTGCGGGAAGCGTTCAAGCCAGCCACGATTCTCAAAAAGAAAATCTGCAATCTGTTTGCCGTTCTTTTGCTGGATTTGATCAGAAACAAATTGTCTTGCAAGCTGTTCTAATTGCTGCGCATTGCCGCCCGAAAGTGCAATAGCTTCGTCTACTGTATCTCGGTTCTTAAAAATTTGTGCAGGCAGGTCTGCCGCAAAAGTAGAGAACTTACTAAAATCATAGTCTTCACGTCCAGTAAGTGCTTTGCCAAACCTACTCTTAAACTGGCTTATAGGTTGGCTATCTACTTTGTACTGATCTAATGCTTTTCCAAAATCTTGCACAAATTCACGTTGAATATTCTCAACAATTTGTTTTAAGTCTTTAGCTTGTTGTTGACCAATGGCATCAAAGCCTTCAGCAGGCAAACCATCTGCACGATCACCTAGAAATCGACGCAGATACTCCAGTGATCTAAAGCTAACCTCACGATCTACAACGCTGCCATCTTCGGCTACTGTACGTCCAGTGATAGCACTCTTCACTCGATTTAACTGATCGCGTATCTGAGGAAGATTGACGTTAGACATCTTGGTATCTGGATTGCGCAAGATGTTATTGATAAGTTCAACGCCAGAGTTAAACGCTGCAGTCTGCTTAATTCGTGAACCAGCCTTTTCTTTAGCTTCAGCCTCTGCAAATGCACTGCCCATGTTGGCATCTGCCGTTGCTTTTCTTTGTGCTCGCAAAGTCTGCAAGCGAGTGTCAATAAGGTTTCTAGCTTCCGCTCCAATGTCAGCCACGTTAGCAGGTTGACCCACTTGACCAAGACCACCTCTAGCCTGCGTTACGCGTTGCTCACCGGTTTGTCTTGCTCGGCTAGCAACTTCACGCAATCTAGCGATAGTTTGTTTAGCCTCGGTAAGAATACGTTCGGCTTCTTTCTGCCCTTGATTGATGATGTCATCTGCACGTTTTTGCGCGGCCTGACGCAACATAGGCTCTTGATTGCGAGCTTCCGCCATGATGCGATCTGCTTCGTTGCGAGCATTGATCAGCGCTAATCCAGACTGCTGTTTTTGCGCTTCCTCTAGTTTGATCATGGCTGCTTCAAACTGGCTTTGCAAACGCCCAACCTGTTGCTCTGCTGCGCCTAAGATGCTTTGTGCCGCCGAGTTGGCATCGCCTTCAGCACGTTGAAAATCTGCTTGTAGTTGCTGCTGTTTGGTGATGATGTTTTGTCTAGCTTGGTCGTACACGCGGGTTTGCGCACCAACGTCAGTAGCTTCTCTGCCGCCGCGCATCTTGGCTTGCAATCGTTGCGCCGCTGCCTGCCTGGCAATTGATTCAGCAGAGCCGTTAGGCATAAGCACAGAACGTGCAGCAGTTGATGCGTCTTGCACATAGCCAGTAGGCGCTGTTCGGCCTAACATACGCCCAAGGAATCGGCCTGATTCTGGTGCGACAATTTCAGCGCCAAACCTAACAGCTTCTTGCGCGGTTTTGCCGCCGCCCATTGCTTCAGTAGCTTGCGCACCTGCCTCGCCAGCAGCACCGCTAATACCACCCATCAATCCTGAAGCCAATCTTCCACCACGCATTACTTGACCAGCAGCAATCAACGGCGGGCCAAGAGGAGCAGTCGGAGGAAATGCTGATGCCGCAATGCCAGCACCTGTTACAAGTTCAGGCGCAACCAAACCAACACCCGTGCCTGTCAATGCAGAGCCAACAACTTGCCTACCACGCTCCATGAGCGATGGAGGTTTAGGTTTGGAAGGCTCTTCTAGTGACGGAACGCTAGATGCAGGCAAATCATCTTTTGGCACTGAAGTGCCGCGCAATGAATTTGGAAGGTCATCTTCAGGCACAGCAGCCATTATTCGTACTCCCAATTCCCATTACGAAACACGATTGGTTTGCCAGATTTAGACGTTGACTTCTGCCCTTCTTGCGGCCCTGCTTGCGCAGGCTGTTGGACAATTGTAGGCGTAGCAGTTGCATATGGGTTTACTTTTTCACCGGCAGCAACGCCTGTATTCATACCAGGTTGTACCTGTATTGCTGGCAATCCAGTAAACATCTGCCGGTATACATTGATCGTGTCTTGCACACCTTTAGACATGATCTTCATTTTTTCATCAATGACTTCTGGTGTATCACCAGGTTGCGGCACTGCACCATAGTTACGCAACGCTTCAGCGCCAGTCACGGCTTTACCTGATTGATCTAGGTAATACTTATTTCGCATCCTAATGATCTTTGTCATGAACTGACGGACATCAGGATCACGTTCTGTTTGAACCGCCTGGTTAAGAATTTGACTTTGTTCTGCAGCCCATTCAAGCGGTCTTGTGCTTTGAATTTTTTGTTTCAATGCCGGGTTTTGCAAATCTTTTATCAAATCATTGATGTCTGCAACAAGCACATTGTCAGAAACAAATTTTTTGGTTACGTCAGCGCCAGGTTTTAACGATCCTTGTTGCTGTTTCATTTCAGCAAGATCGCGTCTCAATTGATTTGATTGATTTGCAAGTTCACGCTGCAACTGCATACGCTCTCTTGCCATTTCAGCCTGTTGCTTCAGTTGAAGCATAGTCTGTGTAGCGCGATCAGAGCCTTCTACCGCTTTGTTAAGCGCTTCGCTAGCCTGCTTGTACATGCCTTGACGCATAGCGGCAGCAGCAACGCTGTTTTGCGTTTCTGCCTCTAATATCTTTAACTCGCCTTCAGCGGCTTTGCGATCTGTCTGCAATAGGTTCATAGCCCTATTGAATCGATCAAGCGTTTGTCGATTGTTTTCCTTAATAGCCTCTACATTCTTTGTGAAGACATCGAGTTCACGCTTATAAACGTCTTGCCTACCTTGCCTAAATCCTTCTACAGCGCCGTTAAGAGCTGCCATAGCAGCCATCCCTGACCGCTTGCTAGCACCACCAGTAAGGAAGCCAGCAACAATGCTAAGGCCAAGTACGTTTCGGATGTCTTCCAGGTTTGCAGCGCTTGGCTCAAATGCTGGAATCTCTTTTTGACGATACTCAGGTGACTCGACAAGTTCTCGTTCTTTCGCAGCAAAAACATCACCGATCTCTTTGCCACGCGTAGCCATACCCGTGCGCTTTGCAGCAATGTCCGCTTGCGATGTTTCAGCTTCTGCACGTTGAGCCTCCATCAATCCAGGAAGTTGCTCTTCAGCAATCGTGCCACGCGCTATTCTGCTTTGCATACCTTGTTCTAACGTCTGAGCCTCAGCAGGCTTTCGGCCATACACAGCGCCCATAGCCCGTGAGATTGGGTCGCCAGTCGTACCAAGTGCGTCTTGCAGTGCCATGATTAACCTCTCGGTGGCGGCGTCTTAGAAGTTGTTTCCGGCGTTGCTACATTGCCGTAGATCGTGCGGTATAGATTGGTCAATGTCGTATTCAGCATGTCACGCGTTGCTTGATCAGCAGCGTAGCCAGCACGAACAGCAGCAGCCTGGTATTGATCACCAATGCCAGCAATCTTGATACCTTGATCAATCAAGTCTTGAGCGCCACGCTGTTGCATCTCTTGCATACGCGCTTGCTGTTGTTGTTGCGCGGTACCACTAGTCAATCCACGCTGTGCAAGCTGTTGCTTTTGCCTTGCATCAAGCGCTGCCATTTGTTGCATTTGCACTGGTGTTAGTTCGCCGCGCTGACCGCGAGCAATCATTTCTTGACCCAGTGCGCGATTAGGTGCGCCTATTTGAGATAGCTCTTGTTGCATCCTGCGAGCTTGCTGTCCTGCCTGTCTAGCTTGAAACAATGCGGCAGCAGTGCCAAGTCCAGCCAACCCTTCTCTTGTACCAAGCACTTGTTTGGCACCAGTCTTCAACATATCCGCAAAATCTCTTTGGGGAGCCTGAGCCTGCACTCCACGATCAAAAGTTTCTGTGGCAGCTCCAGTCATGCCTTCGCCATAATTTATAGACGGTCTAAATGCAGGTTGAATGGGCGGATACAAATCTTGCGTATAAGAAGGGACTTCCACAGGCGCTTCAAACCTTTGCGCCACCGTTCCATACGTTGGCGTTACAGGTTCAGTGCCGGTTTCTGGCGATACTTCCATAGTATTAGTTGGATCGTTAAACACAATAGTTCGATCCATATTAATCGGCGTTGAATACGTTCCCTCTCCAGCTCCGCCATAAAATTCATCTGGGTAGTCTTGCTGGAACTCAGGCAATCCCGTTGCAGGATTCATGGTGCCAGCACCACCTCTAGACTTTAGTAGTGCAGCCTCTTGCGGTGTGATGTGCGCCAGGATAGTATCTTGTCCACGGCCTTGCCTGCGTAGCATCTCTGCTAAGGCTTTGAGATCGAGGCCACCACCGAGAAGTGCGGCAAGTTGTTTAGCCATGATTAGATTCCTAACAATCGACGTAATTTCAACGATCTAACGTTCCACACTGGTTCCTGTTTCTCTTCAGGCGTACCCTCTATATCACCTAGATAGCCTTCTGACAAGCCCGGTCTGATAGGTAATATCTGCGCAGTCTCTTCTACCCTACTTCCAGGCGGAACAGTTGGCCTTACCGTCCTTGGACTCACTGTCAATCGCTGCTCTACTGTAACCGGCGGTGTTTCTACAACCGATTCTGGCGGCGTAAATGGAGGAGGCTCAATAGGTGGAGGAGGTGGTGAATCAGGTACGGTTGGCTTTTCTAATTCTTGAATGATTTGCTGAAGCAACTGATCTTCAGGAGTAAGTTCAGTTACAGGCGGCGAGATTAAGTCTTCTGGCTGCGTAGGCTCAGGCTCTTCTGTATTTATCTGAGGCGTAGGCTCCGGCGTAACCTCTGGTTGCGTGGTTACCTCTGGCTGAGTCTGTGTGACAGTTTCTGGTTGTGTTTGTGTTGCAGTATCAGTTGCAGTCTGTGCGCCGGTTTGTGTTTGTGCGCCGGTTTGCGTAGACGTATCAGCCCCGGATGTTACCGCCGTACTTGTGTCTGTAGCCGTGCTAGTAACGGTAGCCGTGTTATTGGATGTGTCAACTGCAACACTCGTTCCAGGAGTGAGCGCAGTGCCCGTTGTTGCATCTACTGATGGCACGTTTGTCGCACCACCGTCTTGCGTCAGCACTAACGAAGTACCGTTACCATTGTCTTGCAAGACAACACCGGCTGTTACATTTGTTGTTGCACCAGTATCTACAACCGCACCAGTTCCACCGGTACTAACAACAGGGCCAATAGTAGTTACCGTTGGTTTTGGGTTAGCAATAATTTGCGCAGCAGTCTCGCCAGCATCCAAACGATTTGCAACGATGAATTTAGGTAAACCTGTTTGCGCAGCAATTAAAGAAACCTCATCAATGGCTTGCGTCCCGCCACCAGTTCCAACCGTTTGGCCACCGCCTTGGTCAACCGTTACTCCACCAGTGGAAGTTACAGCGCCAGTTGCATCACCCGCTCCACCACCAGTTACAACCGTGCTTCCACCTTTATTATCTGTACTTGCTCCGCTATCACCGGTCGTCACACTGCCTGTTACCACAGGGGTGGCACCAGTAACAGCCGGAACATTTGATGGTGTTATTGTAGAAACGCTCGGCACTACAGTTGCTTGCCCTGGTGTAAGACCATTAGCAGGAATAATGGTTAATGCACCAGTGTTATCAATGACAGACGCTTGATTGCTGTTTGCATCAACCGCAACAACAACACCTGTGTTTACTGCGCCGGACGCAACATCAAAAGTTGGTATGTCAACACCAGTGGTTGGCAATGTGCCAAGATTCCCAGGCGTTAAATCAACCTCTGGATTAACAGTCGTATCTGTCGGGAGCCTTGTCCCCGTAACCGTAAGCGATGCACCTGCAGGAACAGCTACACCACCAGGAACTTGCACACCAAGATTGTTTTGAACCGCTGTTGCTAACTCTTCGCCTGTATTAATCGCTGCAGCAGTTTTGCCGCCAATGACAGCACCAAGCACCGCTTTACCTTTAGCAGCATTAGCATCGCCAGTCGTAATGTATTCAATTAAACCTTCTTCTAATGCTTCTGTTACCGGCTCTAATAATGTTCTTGCAACGACATTGTTTGCGCCTGGTATCAAACCAATAGCAGCAGTGACAGCACCAGCGACACCAGCATCTTGCCTTGCCATGCGAGCAAGTTCTTGTGGCGTTGCATTGGGATTAGTCACCTTAAGTTCATCAATCTTCTGCAAGGCTTGAGCGCCAGCGGACTCGGCGGCGTTCAATGCCATCGAGCCAAGGAACTGCGCTACTTTGCCGCCCGGCAACAATAAAGCAGGAAGCTCTTGAATAAGTTCAGAACCAAGTATGGCCGCAGCGCCAGCGGGATTGTTAAGCGTAGCGCTAGCAATAGCTCTAGCGATCTGTTCTGTTGTTGAATTGGGATTGCTTGCAACACGGTAAATCTCGTCAACAAATGCTTGCGACTGTTGGTTCACCGTTTCTGGCCGCATAAGCTCGCCAGACGTTTGAATAGCTTTGAATCGATCTATAGCACCTTGTGAGTCAACGCCTAACTGCTGTGCTGTAGCGGAAATAGCCGCGCCTAACTCGCCAAGGCCAGCCTGTGCTGTCCCAGTCAAACCACCAGCAACTTCATTAGCTCTGGTGTAAACACTCTTAGTCTGGCTAACGATGTTGCCACTGGCATCAATAGTGGCCGTATCACCCGTTGCTTTATCTCGTTGCGTTATGGTGCCATCAGCGTTTTGCGTCACCACAAGATTGCCTACTGGCAATACATTGGTATCACGTTCCGTGCTGATACTCAGGCTTGCAAGATCGTTAGCTGTTAACTGCTTACCAATGAGTTTTGGATCACCTGCATAGAGAATGCCTTGGTACACAGCATTAGCAGGCAATGCTTCAACTGCGCCAATGACGTTAGGCTGATCAAGAAACACACCACCGCCTGCAATTGTGCTTGCTTCACCAGTCGGTAGTAATTGCGTGATCTTTCCGGTATTGATGTCTCTTAGATAAATAGTTCCGTTCGGGCCTTGATAGCGCTCAGTCAACGGATAAAGTTCTCTAGCAGCAGCCTCTGCCGCCGTAATTTGCCGCGCACCTTGCATGGCTTGGTTAACAGTCTGCGCCTGATTAGCCGCCTGTTCTTGCGCCACAATGCCAAGCACATCGTCTTGCGTAGCGCCGCTAGTCGTATCCATACCGACATCAGGCGTAGTGCCTAGCCCACCCGTTGTAACACTAGGTGCGGTTGTATCAGTCGCCGCTCCGCCTCCAACAATTGTTTGTGTACCAGCAATCTGAGTTGGCGTTTCTCCTTTATTGATTGCTGCAGTCGAACCACCAATAAAACCTTGTATCGCTGATTGAGCAACATCGCCACCAGTTGCAACTGCTTGAGCAACACTTGTTGCTGCAGAAACCAACCCGCTATCAAGCACTGTATCGCCTGTTAATGACGCTCCAGACAACGTTTGTTGCGCACCGTTAGCAATCACTGAATTAATGATGGCATCACCAACATCGCCACCTGTAAGGGCAGCGGTGGCACCAGAACGAACAACGTTATCAACAAGTGAATTGCCAGTAAGGCCGCTTGTTAATTGACCTACTCCAGCGCCAATGGCCGCATTTTTAATTGCCGTCTCAGGGTCTGCGCCAGCAGCAACACTTGTAGCCGCCTGTATAACAGCGCCGCCAATTGCTGTAGCAGTTGCACCTGTCGCACCTAATGCAGTCCCAATGATTTGAGCCGCACCGGGGAAAGCCGCTGTACCGACCGTAACCAATAAAGGCAATACGGCTTGTAATGCACCACCATCTGTTTGTACGTCCGTTGTTGTGTTTCCAGTCTGTGGATCAAGGTACTCATAACGAGTCATGTTTCCAGTCAAACCAGATTGATCATCTGCTTTACGAACAATATCTGTTTCGTTTAAGACTGCGTAAACCTTTCCATTAACTGTAATATCGTTGTAAGCAATTGTATCGCCTTGTTCACCAGCGACTGTGTAAGCAGCATTTTGCACTGCTTGCTGAATGTTATTAGGAGTAGTTATTGGAGAAGGCGTCGGTTCAACAACTGGTGCGGGTGCAGGTGTAGGGGTAGGTGTAGGGGTAGGTGCCGGGCTAACCGCAACTGGCGCTGGTTCCGGTGTAAATGATTCTCTTGGCCGCGCCCCAGTCTGAGCTTCTGTTTCTTGCTCTATCAAGCCATATATTTGCTCATCAATAGTTGGCTCAGGAGGCGGCGTATATACCGGAGTCGGTTCTACATAAACAGGCGCTTGAACGGCAGGCTCTTGATATGCAGGTTGCGGGTCAGACTCTGGAATGCCAAGCAAGTCATATACTTCTTGCACGGCATTATTCGGATCAACTGATGCAATCCAGTTTTTGATTTGCGATGGCAATACGCCTCTATCTAATGCGCTAGCGACATAGCCTATTTTTGCGCCAAGACCTGCATTCGTATCCCAATTAGTGCCAAAGAAATTGACGATTGCCATGTCACAACCCCAAACGATTGATGATGGATTGATGGATGCTTAAATGGCCTTGAAGCCATTCATAAAAGTCATCTTCCTGATTCCAATCGGTATCAAACAAATCAAACGGATTTTCAAGGCTTAACCTGTTTGCAAGCACCTCATGCTCTTGATAGTGAGACCATAGCCAATCATCAAGATCGTCTAAGTCGGCATCTGCTAAAGGATACTGAGGTATCACAATGTCCTGGTCTAGCAACTGTATGTAAAACGTACGATGCTGTTGCGCATTCTCAAAAATCATTTCTCTCAAACCATCAGAGTCACCAAAGACTACGTTTGAGAGATTGTCCAGGTTCATACCGCTACTTTACGAATAGCTCTTGCAATCAAAGATTGCGTCTTAGAGTTATTAAATTGACTGCCATCAAGAAAGTCGATTCGTGTGGCAGTCGTTAGGCCAGCGCCAGGATTGGTTGATGTCCAAGTTCTTAGATTGGTCGCAAACGCTTCCGACCCACCCGACTGAAATGCAGAAACACTAGTCTGTGCCGGAGTTCCTGTGGTGTAGTTAGAGCCTCTAGCAGGTACTGAATATGGGTTAGAGCCGTTCGTTGTAACGTTTGACTGTGTTGTTGGCTTGAGATTGTAGTAACAAATCTCTAGCTCATAAAGAGCGGGTAGATACCAGTCAGAGTAACCATTGATCGTTAGTGCAGCACACCACTGAGCGGCAGGGTAAGTCGCCGAGTCCAGTTCTGCTGTATTCGTTGCTCCATCATAGGTAGACAAACCTAACGAGTCAGACGTAGCAGCAGTCTTGTAGTTAACGCCACCGTTTTGCCCAGAGGCTTTCGGAGAAACAAGTAAGTAATAAGTATTGCCGCCAAATGATATTTGCCCTGCGTAATACCCACCTTGCCAGAACTCACCTATTGTCGTTGGGCCTTGCGTTCTTGTACCAATACCAAACGATCCAAATCCTTGGGCAGAAGCACTACCTAATGATTGGATGATAGGCATTATGCAAACCTAGTCTGAGAAGCCAAGACCATAAACGTAGCCGATCCTGTCTTAATGATGGAGTAGGAATACACATCAATCGAACTAGCATTACCAGCAGTAGGAGCAGTACCACCCAACCACTTAGGAATCACTACCGAATTATCAACTCGTACCTCAGAGTTGTAGTAAGCAGGACTTCCATTAGTCACTAGAAAGGCACAGGTTAAGACTTCGCCTGTAGCCATTGCAGTATTCAGTGAAGTGCCAGAAGAGGCTCTAAAGTTGACTGTGAAGTTCCCAGAGGCATTCGTTGTGTAGTACAGGACACCTTGAGTTGTTGTATCAAAGTTGATCGTACCCGTTGCTGCTGTTGCTGAGACTGTGATGGTCTCAACCACACCTTGTAGCTTTGCACCGATCTGAGACGAGGTGGATGCTAGTGCTAACTGTTTAGCAAAGGTTGCAGCCTGTGAGGATGAGATAGTAAGTGCTGTTGTACCTGCTGTCTTGATCTCAAGAACGTCTGTGTTGTCAGACGTAATCGAGGTTCCAGCAGTAGCGGCATTAAGGACGTTAGCCATTAGATCACCTGTGCTGTTGTCAGGTTAGTGATTTGTGAAGATGTGAAGCTGTCTAGTTGTATGGTGGTGAGGGCTTCAATAGTAGGTTCGTTGCCCCATGCGCTTTCTACCCAAGCCTTATCTGCATGGTTCCAGTTCCACTGATAGCCTGCTCTGTCTTGTGGCTTAGGGTCTCTTACGATCCATTCCCAGTTTAGCCATACAAGTTCTTTGCCAGCAGGAACGTCTGTAGGAGGTTCTGGCGCATGTTGCCAGCCTTCCGTACCATCTGTTTCAGTGCTTGGGATAGACCCGTTCTTTGTCCAGTATTGCATGGTCTAGTCCTATAACGTGGGAAACGCTGCTGTTGGTGCAGTGAAGTTGGCTGTGTAGCGAGCGTAGCCTTTGGTGATGCGAAAATCTTGGATGTAACCTGTAAACGGGTAATTTCTATCCGCCGCTAAAGCATTGGCAATGATTAAGTAACCATCAGACATATTTGCAGAATTGGTAACGGTTGAACTTATTTGAGTTCCGTTAACAAACACTCTGAAGTTTGTTCCGTTTCTTGTAATCGCTAAATGTTGCCACGCGCTCGTTGTTAAACAAGACGTTGCTGTAAAAATAGTCGTGCCAGACGATGTATAAATTGCAATACCTGTTCCATTAGTTATAAAAACACCAAAACCACCTGTACCAAAACCGTTTCTTGTGTCAAATAAACAAGCATTTGCTGGCGTTGCACCAATATATACCCAACCTTCAATAGTAAAATCTCCTGTATTGAAAGCGTAAAGAGTGGATGCTGGAGATAACAACCAATCCCCCGTCCCATCAAAGTACATACTACTACCACCCCACTTGCTCTGTGTCGTACTTATCTGAGCATTCCCCACCGTCTCCAAGTCATTCTTACTTGTAGCATCGTAGATACCAGCGTTGGTGAAGTTGAGTAGTAGGGATGTGTTGGTGATGGCGGTGAGTGGTGCGGTGGGGACTGTGATGCTGGTTTGTGTTGGGTCGTAAACTGCTGTGCCTTTGACTAATCGCAATCCAGACAAGTAACCGTCTAAATAATTAGTGCCTATATCGTTGACACCAATTAACAAACCATTCTGGGCGAAACTAGTGCTGTTAGTTGTTGTTCCGCCGCTCGTTCTTGACCCGTTTATCCATAAAGATAGTGTTGTGCCGCTTCTTGCGACAGCAATGTGTGTCCATGCGTAAGCAGGAACTGTTGCCGACGATGTAATTAAGTTTGCAACACCAAACTGACGGATAACAACAGCGTTGCTGATTATTTGCACCACAAAAGCATCGGTTACATTCCCTGTGTACAAAACATCGTCACTAGTTGTTGTTCTATAAACCCATGCTTCCCAAGTAAAGTCTAATGGGGTTGCAAATGCAGCGTTACTTGGTACAGTCAAATAATCCCCACTACCATCAAAATACCCACTCCCACCATAGGTAGCAGCAGACCACGATGCAGAGGGATTGAATGGGGAGAAGGCGACTACGGAGGCGTTGCCGTTTCTGGTGATGGTGAAGTTGTTACTGCTGTTGTCTATGAAGCGGTTGGATTGGCAGGTTAGGAGGGAAGTGCCTGATATTGCTGTTAGTGGTGAAGTTGGTGGCGTAAATATTGTTGTTCCTGCCGTGTTTGATGTGGTTTGATAAGCCGTTGGTATGTCGCCTTTTACAAACCTTATGTTTGACATATAACCGTTTACCAAACTAGTTGATCCGTTCTCAGCCCCAATATAAGCTATGGTTTGAGAAGATGCTGCTGTCATTGAAGCTGACCAAGCAAGAACTCCGTTTACAAAAGCTCTCGCTTGATTTGATGAATCCCTTGTAAAAACAATATGCGCCCAAGAATTTATTGGAACGTCTGTTCCTGTACCACCAATAGACCCTGGGGCCCATATTGTTAACTTATTAGACTCCACATAAAAGACGTAGCCAGAAAGTTGGAAAAAAACTTGTTTAGCTGTAGATGTTGTGTAAAAAAACGTCTCAACACTAAAAACAGTGCCAAGATTAAAAGCAGCATTACTAGCAACACTCAAATAAGCACCACTACCTGAAAAATAATTCCCCCACCCAGTCTGTGAGAACGGGCTAAACGTACCCTGTGTCGTGTTGCCGTTGCGGGTGATGGTGAAGTTATTGGTAGAACCGTCTAAGAACGTGTTGTTCTGTGCGCCATTAGTTCCGTTGCCAGGAAGCAGTAGCGTGGTGTATTCGTAATAAGGATCAGACGTTACCGGAGGCGCTGCTCCACCGGAGAACGCCGCAGCAATCATCGCTGTTAAGTTACCAGCCATTAGGTTACTCCCGCACCAGAAACATACCAAGTATCAGTTGCTGTTTTCAGGCATGTTGCCAAGCCCTTTGTAGCCACTGTCCTGTTGCCTGTTGCTCCGTTAGCTAACTGGAACGTAACACCAGCACCAGAGATCGTAAGGTTGCCTGAGTTGTCATTCACTACCAGAATCGTTGTACCTACAGGAAACGCTACAGAAGCATTTGTAGGCACTGTCAGCGTTGCTGTAGAACCGCCTGTGAAGATCACATGCTTGCCAGAGTCTGTAAGCACCAACGTATAAGCAGAAGCGCCACCAGAGGTCTGTGGTGCAGTCCTAAAGCCTACAGAGTTAGTACCGTCTACCGTACAGTTACTGAGTGTTCCTGATGTTGGTGTGCCAAGTACAGGGGTTACCAAGGTGGGCGAGGTTGCAAAGACTAGCGAACCTGAGCCGGTCTCGTCTGTAACCGCTGCTGCCAGGTTAGATGATGACGGAGTACCTAACCAGGTCTGTACACCAGTCCCCAAACTTGCAGACGTTATACCTGTCGCAAAGGACAGATTGCCTGAACCGTCTGTAGACAGAAACTGTCCAGCAGTACCATCTGTGCCTGGTAGTGTAAAGGTTGTATTAGATGAGGTGTTTGCAGATTGGACGGTTGTAGTCCCCGTTCCAGATGCGTTACCCTGAAGTTT